ATTGGTTTGTCGAGTTGGATATCCTTGACAGAAATTTTATTACAAAAGGAACGGGGTTGCATTACAGCATTGTAAATAATTTACAGGCACTGTAAAACAACCCCTAAGATGTTCCCCCCAGGTCTTATATACTATCTTATACATCTGATATTTACAATTACAATTTACTTAATGTAAATTGGTAATTGTAAATAATGTACTATGTACTTCTTACGCACGCGTGCGTGTGACACTCGCACGTGCACCTTTTATTATTACAGTCTTTGTGACCTTCATATATGCAAATTAATGTTTTAGCCATATTCCCTCTTACCGGGGAGTGTGGCGTTTTAAAGTTTGGGAGACGAGCGAGGAAATGGAGCAACCTGTACCGCTCGTTGTTGTGGCTCCCCGGTTCAGGGGATTATAGCATAACCGGGGGAATGAAGGAAGTCGGCTCTGTACCGTCAGGCACGAAGGAGGAGATCCGACTCAGGGATGCCCCCGGTAGTTTGAGTTTACAGTTGCGATTTATCATTGTCTAGGTTATTATTTTTAATTATGGAAAAGAACACGACTATCACAGAGAGGAAAGAAGCCTTTCTGAAAGTCTATCCTACTGCAGGTACTATATCTGCCGCGGCTAAAGCTATAGGAGTTCACAGAACCAGACCTACACAATGGTTAAAAGACGATCCTATATTTGCTAAAAAATTCGAAGATGCACGGCAGGGATTTGTAGAAACGCTGGAAGATATAGCATTAGGATTGGTTAAAGAGATGTCAGATAAGAGAGATTACAAAGCTAATCCTACTTTACTTATATTTATGCTTAACGGTAATGCACCTGAGAAATATAAGGGTATATCTGATGCTTCAGACGGAGCTAAGGATTTACTTGCTGAATTTAGAAAAGCTGCCTCGACTTTAGAAAAAGAATCTAAAGAAGAAAAGGCAGAAAGGAATACCAGAGCAAAAAAGACCGTACTCGAATATGAAGAAGAGAAAAAAGCTTTAACTGAAAAATTCGGGAGTCTGAAGAATGGCAACCCAAACAGCAGTTGACGTAGGCGAATATATATATAAAGTGATAGGGTTTGAGCCCACAGAGGCACAACTTCCTATTTTAGAGAGTAAAAAAAGATTTATTCTTGTAGCAGGTGGTGAACAGGCAGGCAAATCTATGATAGCAAGTAAATACCTGTTATCCAGATTTGCAGAAACTCCTGAAGCCGGACTGTACTGGTTAGTTGCCGCAGACTATGAGCGTACACGGGCAGAGTTCGAGTACCTTGTAGAGGACTTTGCAAAGCTAGGCGTACTCAAGGAGGCCAGTAAGAGGGTGGATCCAGGCAGGATTGTACTCGCAGACGGTACTAGAATAGAGACGAAATCAGCTAAAGACCCCAGAACTCTGGCTATGCGTGCCCCGAACGGGATCATCGGGTGCGAGGCGAGTCAGCTTGACCTCGAAACTTTCTTTAGATTACGTGGTAGGGTTGCTCCTAAACGTGGATGGCTGTTTTTAGCAGGAACTTTCGAGGGCAGTCTGGGGTGGTATCCACAAATGCATATATCATGGTCTGTTCCTACTGAAGATGAGCAGAGTTTCTCTCTGCCGAGCTATACAAATCAGCATCTATATCCCGGTGGCAGAGAAGATCCGGAGATATTAAAACTGGAGAGAGAAGCCTCAGATGATTTCTTCATGGAAAGAATAGAAGGTATACCGTCTCCACCTAAAGGACTGGTATTTCCTGAGTTCAGGCCCAATATACATGTGGGAGATATACAATATGAAGAAGGACTACCCGTACAGCTATGGATGGATCCTGGTTATGCCGGTGCTTACGCTGTAGAAGTCATACAGATGGTGGGAGATAGAGTCATGGTGATAGATGAAGTCTATGAACGTGGTCTTATCACAGAAGAAATGATAGATATATGTAAATCCCGCCCGTGGTGGAAGGATGTTAAGGAAGGAGTCATAGACGTTGCAGGTTATCAGCATCAGGCGATGGCTGCACCCGCAGAGATATGGATGAAGGAAACAGGATTGTACCTTTCTTCAGAAAAAGTTAAAATAAATGACGGAACCGAGCGTTTAAAATCATTTTTAAAGCCGGATCCACTGTCAAGAGAGCCAAAAATACTTATAAACAGCAAATGTTTAGGACTTTTAAGTGAATTTGGTGCAGTTCCTTCTCCTTTTGACGGGCAAACCAGAAGTTACAGGTGGAAAATGGACAGAGAAGGCAATATTGTAGGAGAAACTCCTGAAGATAAACATAATCACGGTATAAAAGCACTGATTTATGGACTTGTCGAAAGATATGGCTACGGTTATATTGAGGGCAGGGACAGAATCAAAGTCAAAAGGTGGAGATGATGGCCAAAAGAAAACCAACAGAGATAATAAACCTTGTCGATGACCACCACGATGCAACTTATCCCATGCGAGATAGGATGGACGAGGATCATAGACTATATAGACTGGATCCCTACGATGCAGGTGACGGTTATCAGTCCTATACCAGTAACGAACCACAGGTGTACGCAGATAAGATAATAAGTTTCCTGACAAGTTCAGAACTTATAATAAGAATCCCCGCAAACGGTAATGACCGTGAGCAAAGAGATATAAATAACGATAAAGAAAGATTTCTTATAGGAGCATTAAAGGCTGCAGATGATAATCTATGCATGCGTATGGTTCCCAGCGTAAGAGATCAGCTTGCATGGTATACCACGATAAGAGGATGGTATGCAGGCAGAGTTCTTCTTACAAAAGATGATGATAATAAGACTTCTATAGATATAACCCCATGGGATCCTATCAATACCTATTGGGGAGAATCAGCTACAGGATTAACATGGGCCTGCTATAGGATTAAAAAGACATCTAAAGAGATAAAAGAACAATACGGTGTGAAGCTGGATATCACTACATACGGCATAGATGAAGGCGTATATGTATACGATTTCTATGACAGAGAAGACAATATAGTCGTAATGGATGATAGAGTTCTAAAGAAAAAAACTAAGCACGGACATAACGGAGTACCTGTATTCATAGGTATGGTAGGTGCTACTCCTCTTATTCAATCTGATGTTATAGGCAGTGAATCTGTTTCAGACATAGGAGAAAGTATATTTAAAGCAAATAGAAAGAACTATGAAGATAATAACTTTATGCTCTCTACTATGCTTGAACTTACAGCTAGAAGTAGAAAGCAGGGGCTTAAGGTCAAGTCTAAAGACGGCATGAAGACCCTTGAAGAAGACCCATATAAGGAAGGAACAGAGATAGCGTTAGCTACCGGAGAAGATGTAGAACCCCTCGGTATGCTTGAGATGTCTAAAGAATCAGCGGCATTTATGAGTATGGTAAGTGGAGAACTTCAAAGAGGTTCTCTACCCTATTCTATTTACGGCCAGCTTGACTTTCAGCTATCAGGATACGCTATCAATACGCTCAGACAGGGCGTTGAATCTGTTTTAGTTCCAAGACTAAAAGCAATGGAAAAAGCCTATAGAAGTATACTCATGATACTGTCGGACATGTATGCGACAGGCAGTTTCAAGTCTATAGAGGTGAACGGACAAACAAGGGACAGAATGTATTTTTCACAGGAGATTACTCCAGAGATAGTTAAAAAGGGAGGAGATCCTGAAATCAAACTAGTATCTCAATTACCACAGGACGATATGTCAAAGATGAGTCAGGCTCAGATAGCAAGAGAAGGAGACATTCCTCTCCTTCCAGATATATTCATAAGAGATACAGTACTAGGTATGCAGGACGCAGACCAAATAGAAGATACGATAAAAGAACAGATGGCAGAAAGAGCACTGCCGGAAGCACAGCTCTGGACTTTGCTTCAGAGTTTGGAACAGCGTGGAAGACCAGATCTTGCCAAGTTCTACTTTGGCGAACTGCTTATGATACTTCATGAAAAGAATAAACAACTACAGCAGACTTTGGCTCCACCACCACCACCGATGCCCCAACCGGGTATGATGCCCCAACCGGGTATGATGCCACCTCCGGGCATGGCTCCACCAATGGGGCCTCCGGGTTTACCACCTGAAGTAATGCCTAACGCTGCAATGGGTGGGCCTCCACCTATGCCTACTGCACCCATGGGGCCGGCAGTACCTCCGGGTACGCCAAGAATGGGAGCCCTATCTGAAGAAGAAAGGTTGGCACGTGTAGGATTAGTAGGCCCGGGAGGATAAAGCATGCCAATGCCAAGCATGGGAATACCGTGGATTCCCAGACCTAAAGATGCACCCCTACCACCAAAACCAACAGGGCCGACCACCAGCCAGATGCCTCCACCTGTCACGCAAGAGGCAAGGGTGGACGATATTGCAACTCTACTAAGTGGTTATACTATACAAGATTCAAATGGAAATATTGTACCGCCGGGTACAGGAGGTACAATAGTCCCAAATAATCCTATTGCATTTGAAAATAGACATGCAATACGGGAACTATTTCATGACCTTATACGTCTTAAACTAATGAAGAAACCCGCAGACAAGACGGGTGAAGAGTTCCAAAAAGATTTTATAGATACACTTGCAAAGCTATATAATAACGCATTGGTTTTAACGGGACAAAATCCCTCTCCTCGATTTATGGAAGAGCTTGGCAAAGCCATGATAGATGCTACAACAAACCCATATTCTCCAAAGCCTGACGTTCTTGGAACATTTCAAAATACTAGAGATATAATCAGAAAGGATTTCTTTCCTGAAATAGAATCAGTACAAAGAGTACAGTGGTATGAAGCATTTCCAAATGCCGACTTAAGTAAAGCAAGAGAACTTTGGTTTAAACATCAGGATGTACCGGGTGCTAATAACGAATTGGCTAATCAATTAGATATGGTCTTATTGCAGTCACTAGACCCAAATAAAGCTCAACAGATGGATATAACGCAAACACCTCCGGGCGTTTTAGATGAACAAACAACATATATAATGAAAGATATAAAGGATACTTTTAAAAGAGAAAAACTATTAGAAGACCTTGTTGGCCGAGATCCTGAGACAGTACTTCCTGCAGGTGTGTCGCAGATAGACATAAATCTATCTGAAGGAAGTAGGGCTGAAGCAATCAGGAAAATACAAAGCACACCCCGGTGGCATGGTTATATTCCACAGATGCAAGCAGAACAGACGGCAATCATGCAGCTTGGCGGTCTGCTGGATAATATGCATTATATTGACACAGTACTTGGACATTTTACAGAAGGATATGAACCCTATGTAAATAATTATATAGGTGGGAGACATAGTGCATGGACTTACGATGAGTCAAAAAAGAAAGCTACAGAATATTATGCTAAATATAAATTAGGGGCAATAGACCCAGAGTACGATCCTGAAAGACCTACTGCTTCCACAGCACCAGACCCTTCTCAAAAATATACGGAACAACTTAAAGACTATAATCATGCAATAGAATTACTTGCATTAGTTGACGCTTCAAAATATCCTTTGTATTATAGACCTGAGTTGATAGCAAGGAATAAAGAATTATTAAGGACATGGGTTAAAACTCAAATGCCTCAAGATTATGAAATAGCAAGTGTAGGTAAAAATTCTCTAGTTCCAAAGGATGCAGTAGAGTTTTCTAGCAGTGCTATAGCAAATAGGCTTCTTACTATAGGAAGTGAAAACAATTGGACTTTTCCAGCTATACCTCAATTTTCAGAACAATATCAAAAGCCAAGTAAAGAAGGCCATATGGCAATGAGAGCTAGGCAACCTATACCTCAGCAACCTCAGCCATTTGGAATTGAGCCACTTTAAAAATAAATCATATAGGAGTTAATTATGCCACCGGGAATACCACCAACAGCGATACAGGGAGTAGAACCAAACGGAGAAGTTTATTACGTAGACCAAGCAACAGGACAATACTGGATAGAACAAAAAACCCCTGATGGAGCGGGGACGGGGCAATGGAACGTATCCATACCTGACAACCTTATTGAGAAAGTACAAGTTGCACTGACTCAAAATGCTTCCAATAGAAGAGCAGCAGCTCAAGGTTTAGCATCAGGAGCCGGAGGATTTGGGATAGTAGGCGATTATATGCGAGCCATAGGACAGGGAGGAGCACAGGGTCAGAGTGCCATGTATGCCCTAGACCAATACGTACCTATTTCAGCAGGTGGTGGACAAACAGGAATGACACCCCAAAGCTTTACCCAGTGGATGGGATCGCAGGGACAGGGAGGTCGAGGTGTAACTCCATTTACACAGGAGAATTATCAAGAGGCCTTTCGCCGCTTGGGCCACCAAGGAGTACTGCCCGGAACCGGATTCGGTATGGCAGGATCTACAAATGCTTGGCAACCCGGAACAGGAATGGCTGGAGGCGGTGGTGGATTTACGGGATATGACAGTGGCCCGGGAATAGGAGCAGGTGGTGAAAGCAGTTTTATGCCTAGTAATTGGGCATCTCAAGACCCAACACAACGAGCACAAACAATGCAAAATATATATGCTGCAGTTGGTAATCAAGACCCATATGGGTTCTTGCGGGGCACGGATGTAAGAGATGCAACAGAAATGATAATGGGTGCAGAAGGTGCGTCTGGAGACGTGGCTGCATGGAATCCAATTGCTCAAGCAAAAAGACAGCAGATACAAAATAGGGTAAATGCATATATGGCATCTAATCCTCAGTTCACCGGATATGACCTGCTGGTTGCATATTCTGCAGCTTCACCGAGTGGTTTTGGATCTGGATTCGGTCAGCAATACGCACCTAGTTTGAGTGGCCAATATTAATGACAACTCAGAATAACGACTATTTTGCAAATCCTAGCAGCTTTACGGACTTTCTTGAATATAGTCCAGAGTCTGCTTATTATAGTAGTCCTTCGGGTATGGCATTTGCAGGAAGGTCACCTGCGGCACAACGGTCTTATGAAAGAAGTTTCGGAGATATATACAACCAATGGCTAGGACATCTTGGAGGAATGATAAGAAGAGGAGAAGATCCTCAGACTTCAAGGTGGAGTGATTGGCTTGAATCAGCAAAGCCATTTACTGCTAGATATACATCTCAGACTCCGGAAATGAGGGGAGCATATACGGGTAGCTACGCACCACGCACACGACAAATATACTTCTAGGATGTATACATGGCTGACCCAATACTTGAAGAGATTCAAAAAAATATAGAAAAAAGAAACAAGGCTGCTGTTGGTAAGGGTATAAAGAAATATAAAGACCCTGCCGTACAGGAAGCTCAGACAGATATAGAAGCCTTTGGAAATTTCCCTGCTAATTTAATTGCTGCAAAAAGTGGACGAGGGCCACTTTATCCTAAATCAGGTGAGCCCGGTATACTAGAGACATCACCGTTTGTACCAGACAGACTTAAAACCATGCATCAACTTTTCAAGGGGTATCAAGGCTTTTGGGATGTGGGGAAAACACTTGTGTCAGAACCCGCTTTACAATATATCCCAACTTCAAGGTTGAGAACTTTCGGTGGGAAAGCTGCATATAGAAAACCTAAGCCAGAACCAGAGTTTCAGCGTACAGGTGATTTAGCAACTGATGTTGCTGCTACTAATATAGCATATGCTAAAAGACCATGGACTGAACAAATAGTAGGGGATGTTATAAACCCTGCAAATATACTTCCTGAAGCTGCGGCAGAGGCAACAGTAGGGCCGGCTATTAGGGCGGGATGGAGATATATTAACCCTTTAAGAAAGTTTAAAGACGCTTATGGCAATGATGTATATACTAAACAATTCCAACCAAAAAAATGGTTGAAACAGCTAATGGGTAAAGAGACTGCCCCTCCCGGTTTAATAGAAGAAGACATAGTTCCAGAAGCACTTAAAACAAAGACACTTCCACCTGAGCCTTCAGTACTTGACG